GCACATACAGCCGCCCAATTACTGCATTCCAGATTCTTCTGCTGCAGCAAATATTTTTGGAGTTTGTAATTTTGAAATTTCGGATTACGCATCCACGAGTAAGCATAAAGCATTTTCTGGATTTGTTGGCGCAACTGGTTCTTCTGGAGGCCATAGGGTTGGCTATTTCGGCGGGCATTGCGCTAGAACGCAAGCAGTTAGTTCTCTAACAATTTTTGCAACTTCCAGTGCAAACTTTGTTTCTGGAAGCGTTTTTGCCCTTTACGGGTGGGGTGATTAATTATGGCGGCTACGCTTATTGCGAACGCGCGAGTCGGTGCAGGCGGAACATCCGCTATCACAATTTCTTCTATTCCGTCTACATACGATGACTTGTATGTAATGTTTTCGTTGAGGTCAACATCGGTCAATAGAGACACTGTGCTTGTTCGGTTTAATGGCGATTCTGGTACAGGCTACAGAACTTCAAGAATGTATCACTTCGGTAGTTCTGTTGTGTTCAACAGGCAACTAAGTACTGGGGTTTGGATTTCTACAATGCCAGGAATCAATCAACAGGCATCTTTATTCAATTGTGGTACCATGTACATCCCGATGTATTCAAATACGTATCCAAAGTCAATTATTGGCGAAGGCACCAGTAGCGATAACGCAAATACAAACTACGGTAATTCTATAATTGCTGCACGTGGGTCATTGGCTAGCCCAATTAGTTCTATTACTTTTTTAAGTCTTGATACCAGTACTATTGTCGAAAACTCTTTTGTTTCCGTATACGGAATAAAGAAAGCCTAAGGAGCAATTATGGCAACCAAAATTATTGTTAACTGCGAAACGGGACAGACTGAGGAAGTCGAACTGACCGCCGACGAAATTGCCCAGGCCGAGGCTGACGCTGCTGCGTTCGCTGAACGGCAGGTTGCGTTCGAGGCCGAAGTCGCAGCGAAGCAGGCGGCTCGCGAGTCCGCTATCGCCAAACTGTCGACGTTGGGTCTGACCGAGGAAGAAGCCGCCGCAATCGTCGGCATCTGACTAGGGCCAAATGACCCAGCAGTATGATTCGCTAGAACTATACAACGCGGCCCTCACCTTCAATGGTGGGCCGCTCATCTGGGATTCACCCACAACAACCTACAACGACGCACAACGCACCTACAACGGAGGCTGGCTTGTCGCCGCCACAGGTGCAGGCACTGGTGCAAGCACGGCATCTTCTGCTATCACCAAGTTCCGTTCCGCCACAGGCGATGGAACTGGCACGTCGACAGCGACAGCGTTCTCTACGCATTACAAGTTGGCCACTGGGTCTGGTGGCGCAACAACTGGTGATACTGCCACCCTGCTGATCACGCATGTTCGTGCTGGCACTGGCTCTGGTGTTGGGGCGAGTGCAGCCTATGGTGCTACTGCTCATTTGCGCACGGCCAGCGGCGCTGGCGTGGGCGCATCTTCATCCACCGAGTTGCGTACGGCCATTGAAACGGCAACTGGCGATGGCACTGGTACTAGCACGGCGGATGGTTTTAAGACTGTTTTGAAGACGGCCAGTGGTTCTGGCACTGGCACGTCAACAGCGAGCGGCATCAAGTTTGTTTTCAAGACCGCTACTGGTTCTGGTGCGGCAACCGCTGGCGATCAGGCCATCATCTTAGTTTCGCGTCTACGTTCAGGCACTGGTACTGGGGCTGGCAATGCTTCTGTCGTCCAGTTGCACACGCATTTGCGTGGTGCGACGGGCGCTGGTTCTTCTTCCGAGCAGGCAATTCGGAATCATATTCATGTTCGTGTTACTGCGTCTGGTGGTGCTGGTTCTTTGGATGTGGCTTTGTGGCGTAACGCTGGACGCACTTTAAACGATCTTGTTGTGGTGCGCATGCACCGACCAGTTGGATTCCCACCCGAAATCAGGACGTACACGAGACGCAATAGGTAATGGAACTATCTGAACTTCTTAACGAGCGGGAGTGGCGCAAGTGTCGCGGCCCCGCAGATGCCAGCATTGACGAACTTGTCGACGCTTTCGCATACTTCTGCGAAAACTATTGGGCTATCAAACACCCAGAACGGGGACGGATTCTGTTCGAACTGCGTGAAGCGCAGATCGAAACAATCCGCGCCTGGATGACGAACCGTTACAGTGTGGTGCTGAAGGCACGTCAGATCGGGTTCTCCACTTTGGGTGCCGCCTACGCATTCTGGCTGGCGTTCTTCTGGCCCGACAGGTTTATCGTCATGCTGTCCCGTACTGAGCGCGAGGCAGCAAAGTTGCTGCAGAAGTCGAAGTATGGCTACAAGTTCCTGCCCATGTGGATGAAGCAGCGTGGCCCGCAGTTGACCTCGGATAACCAGTTGAAGATGACGTTTTCTAACGAGTCGGCACTGGAGTCGCTGCCGTCGGGCAACGACCCTGCGCGTGGTGAGTCCGTGTATCTGGTGATTGTGGACGAGATGGCGTTCTTGCCGAACAGCGAGGAAGCCTGGGCTTCGATTGAACCGATTGCGGACGTGGGCGGTCGGGTCATCTGTCTGTCTACGGCAAACGGTTCTGGCAACTTCTTCCATCATTTGTGGGTTGGGTCGCAGACTGGGACAAACAACTTTAAGGGCGTGTTCTGGCCCTGGTCGGCTGGCGACCGCGACGACGACTGGTACGAAGCCAAGCAGAAGTCGATGCCGTCTTGGCAGTTGCATCAAGAGTATCCGCGTAATCCTGAAGAGGCGTTTATCAAGTCGGGTAATCCTGTGTTTGATGTGGATGCTTTGCGCGAGTTGCAGGTTGAGGATCCTCGGCGCGGGTATGTGCATGTGTTGTCGAAGAAGAGGATTGAGTTCCGCGAGACTCCTGATGGGGAGTTCGCGGTCTGGGAAGAACCGCATCCAGAGGGCATTTACGTGGTTGGGGCTGACGTTGCCGAGGGTTTGGCCCATGGTGACTATTCGTCGATGCATGTGGTGGAGGCTAGGAGTCAGAGGTTGGTGGCTCATTGGCATGGGCATATTGAGCCTGACCTGTTTGGCGACCTTCTAGCAGAAATAGGTTTCTGGTATAACGGGGCGCTGATGGGTGTGGAGAACAACAACCACGGTCTGACCACCCTGAAGGCTTTGCAACGCTACGGCTACAAGAATATCTACCGTACCCGCCGCTTGCAGCAGCGAAACCCCGAGGCCACGGAGATTCTGGGTTGGCGCACGACGACAGCGACGAAGCCGCTGGCGATTGACGAGTTGGCTGCCGCGATCCGCGATGGCGAGATCGGGCTGCCTGACGAGCGTACGATCCAGGAGTTGATCACGTTCGTACGGCAAGCCAATGGGCGCATGAACGGGTCGCCTCATGACGACCGTGTTATGTCGCTGGCTATTTGCTGGCAGATGATGAAGTATGTGTGGCTGCCCGAGTACAGGGCGGATGTGCCTCCGCCCAAATATAGCCTGCATTGGTTCGAAAAGTTCCTGATTAGTGACGATAAACCGTTCGAACGGGTTCCTATTGGTGCCTATAACGTCCGAAACGTGGAGTAACGCCAGGGGTTAATAGTGATGGGTTCGATCAACTGTACAGAATGCGGCAATCTTTTCTCTTTCGACGTGATGCCACGTCGGGGGGCTGTGTGCTTTAAGTGCCACGTCGGAAGCATCCGACTCGGCTTCAGCCATGGCAAAGAGGACTTCCATGGGCCGACCATCAAGGAACGCCAAGATCAGCAGGTCGCCCAGGCGAAGGCTGCTGGGATTAATGCTCAGCCTGTCGGGAATCGTTGGGTGTGACCTATGTGGTGGGTTCCGATTGTCGTCGCTGTAATTACTGGCCCGCTAGTCGTGCTGATGCGAAGGTTCGACAAACGGAACACCGAGCAACATGGTGAGAACCTGAAGGTGTTGAACAGGATCGAAAGCAAGGTTGACCACATCGATAAGCGACTTGATGACCATGTCGATTATCACTTGAAGGAAGGTTTGTGATGGATTACCGTGACGCATTCAAGCGTGGGATTGCTACGTTTGTGGCGGGCGCAACGGCTGCACCGTTGACGACCGCCGTGTTCGACATCTCCTTCTTTAAGGCTGCGGGAATCGCTGGTCTGATTGCTGTGTGGAACTGGCTGGCTCGTACAGCCCAGGCATGGAAGGCTGCTGATGGCGCGTCCCTCTAACTCTGACATTCTCGCCAAGTACAAGCAGCACATCCAGAAGTCTAAGCGTTGGCGACGCGAGGAAGGCTACGACGACACGTGGCGACGGCTGATCGACATGTACCGTGGCCGCCAATACGAATACGCCACAGATGAGGACCGCCTACTGGTTAACATCGCGTTCTCTACGGTGAACGTGATTAGTCCGAGCGTGTCGGTGAACTACCCGAAGATTGCTGTGAACGCGCGCAAGCCCGAAGACGCGCCGCGCGCTGTCATCACCGAGGCTGTTGTCAACTACTGGTGGAAGCACTACAAGGTCAAGCCAGAGTTCCGTCGTGCAGTCAAGGACTTTCTGGTGGTTGGTCACGCCTGGCTGAAGGTCGGCTATCGTTATGTCGAAGAGGAAGAAATTCCCGAAGCCGAAGACGCTTCGACAGTGAGCGAAGACAACTTGATCACCCCGAACATTATTGTTCGTGAGGATCGCCCGTTCGTTGAGCGTGTGTCGCCGTTTGATGTGTTTGTTGATCCTGATGCGACGAGTGAGTATGACATGCGTTGGATTGCGCAGCGTATCCGTCGTCCCCTGAAGGAAATTAAAGAAGATAAAAGGTATAACCAGTCGGCGCGGAACAACGTGTCTGCGACGACTGGGTCGCGTTATTACGACGAGCCAGACCGTCGACGGACCTGGGACGAGTCACATCAGTACGCTGATGTGTGGGAGTTCTATGATCTGAAGACTGGGAAGATGGCTGTGTTTGCTGACGGCGGCGATCAGTTCCTGATCAAGCCGACGTTGATGCCGTACGCTTTCGGTCATCCGTTTGTGATGATCCGCAACTACGACGTACCCGACTACTTCTACCCGATCGGTGATCTTGAGGCCATTGAGCCGCTGCAACGCGAGTTGAACGAGACTCGTACGCAGATGATGAACCATCGTAAGAGGTTCTCCCGCAAGTATCTGTTCAAGGAGTCGGCATTCGACTCTGACGGTCGAAGCGCCCTGGAGTCCGACTTCGATAACGTGATGGTTCCCGTCTCCTCGGATGAGAACTTGAACAATGTGGTGGCCCCATTCCCTGCGGTGATTACCCCGCCCGAGTTCTACAACCAGTCGAACATGATTCAGGCTGACGTGGAGCAGATTAGCGGCGTTACTGAATATCAGCGTGGCGGCTTGCCTGAGATTCGTCGTACAGCGACAGAGGCTGCGATCATGCAGGACGCTGCCAATGCTCGTGCTGCAGACAAGTTGGCTACCATTGAAGGCGTTATCGCCAATGTGGCTCATCGCCTGGTGGCCTTGGCCCAGCAGTATCTCACTGGCGAGCAGGTGGCCCGTGTGGTGGGCCGCGATGGCGAGCCAATGTGGGTCACGTTCGACCGCGACTTCATTGCTGGCGAGTTCGACTTCGAGGTGGAGGCTGGGTCGACTGCACCCGTGAACGAGTCGTTCCGTCGTCAGATGGCTTTGCAGATGGTGGACGCTATGGCCCCGTTCGCTGGGGCTGGCATCGTCAACATGCAGCAGTTGGCCGCCCATGTCCTACAGTTTGGTTTCGGCGTGAAGAACCCTGACGAGTTCTTGCAGGCTCCTCCGCCGCCGATGGGCGAGGAAGGTACGCCTGCACTGCCTCCTGGTGCTGTCCCGCAGATCCCGAACGAGGGGATGATGGGTGCTGCTGGCGGGCCTATGCCCACGCCTGAGATCATCTCTCCTCCTGGCGCAAGCCCCACCGATTTGAGTGGTATTGACCCCGCTGTCCTTGCCTCGCTGTCGTCGCGATTGGGTATTGGGCTACCGAATCTCTGATATCAGGTAACGCCTGATATCAATATATAGAGCAACCTACCATGGACTCTAGGAGAGTATTGTGAGTGACATAGTTGAAGTCCCCGACGTTGACCCCATCTTGGATGATGGACAAGTTGAGGAGGTGGACGGCGAGGCCGAAGGTATCGACGGCCCCGAACTCAACATTGATGATTTCGCGAATCATTATGTGACCGTCAAAGTTGACGGCGAGGATGTTCGGGTTCCTCTTTCAGAGGCCATGGCTGGCTACAGCCGTCAGGCGGATTATACCCGCAAGACGCAGGAGTTGGCCGAGCAACGACAGCAGTTGCAGTGGGCTGCAGCGATTCAGCAGGCGTTGGATAGCAACCCAGCACAGACTATCGATTTGCTCGCAAATCATTACGGGATTTCTAAGGCTGAGGCTAAGGAGATGGCGGATGATTTCGGGTGGGCGGATGAGATTTCTGATCCGATCGAATCGAAGATGTCTGAGTTGGATAAGCGTATTCGGGCTTTCGAGGAGCAGCAGGCTTATGTGGCTTTGGAACGTGAGATCCAGTCGTTGCAAAGTAAGTATGGGGACGATTTTGTTCCCGCGGAAGTTGTTGCTGCGGCTATGGCTCAAGGCAACAACAACCTTGAAGCGGTCTATAAGCAGATTGCTTTCGACAGAGTTGCAGCGAAGGCTGAAGCCGCCAAGCGGCTCGCAGCCGACAAGAAGGCTCAGGAGAAGGCAGTCATTGAATCGAAGAAGTCTGCTAACGCAGTTTCGGGTGGTTCGTCCGCTAAGGGTGGCGGGGATGAGGCTGGCCCTATCCGTTCAATCTCAGACGCTTGGGCTGCTGCGAAGCGGCAGTACGGTGTCTCTTAAACTAAGGAGTAATTACCATGGCTGGAAACGCTAATTTCGACGCGCTTCTTTCTACCACGCTTGCGAACTATCGTAAGCAACTTACTGACAACGTGTTCACGGCTCGTCCGCTGACCTTCTTCCTCATGGACAAGGGTCGCATCCGCATGCTGGATGGCGGCACGAAGATCGTTGAACCCCTCATCTACGGCCAGAACAGCACTGTTGCTTCGTACTCTGGCTACGACACCATCTCGTTGACCCCGCAGGAAGGGATCACGGCTGCCGAGTACGATTGGAAGCAGTACGCTGTTTCGATCGCTATCTCGGGTATCGAAGAGGCCAAGAACAACGGCGAAGCCGCTGTCCTTAACCTCCTTGAGTCGAAGATCATGCAGGCCGAGGAGTCGATGAAGGAAGGTTTCAACCAGATGTTCTTCGGGAATGGCACTGGCAACAGTGGCAAGAACTGGAACGGTCTGGGCAACCTCGTGTCGTCGGTGGGTACTGTTGGTGGCATTAACCGCGCTACCTCTGGCAACGAGTTCTGGCGTTCGTATGTGAACCCGAACGCTGGCGCTCTGACGCTTGCCAAGATGACCACGGCGTACAACACCGTGTCTGTCGGCAACGACCACCCCGACATGGTTCTGACCACTCAGACCCTGTTCGAGAAGTATGAGTCGCTGCTGCAGCCGCAGTTGCGCTACACCGACACCAAGACTGCAGACGCTGGCTTCCAGAACCTGCTGTTCAAGGCTGCTCCTGTGGCGTACGACGTGCATTGCCCCGCTGGCTACATGTACTTCCTCAACAGCAAGTACATCACGCTGGTTGGTCACTCGGGCAAGTGGTTCGCTAACACGGACTTTGCCCGTCCCGAGAACATGGATGCCCGCTACGCGCTCATCCTGTGCTACGGCAACCTGACCGTGCGTAACGCTGCTAAGCAGGGTGTTATTACCGACGCTACCGTCTGATAGCATTCACCTTACTGCGAGACAGTTAGGTTCGGGGCGGCCCTTCGGGGCCGCCCCTGTGCTATGTAACAGGTGGTTCTATTGGTAGATCCCCGACAAGGAGAAACTATGAAGTACGGTTCACGATCCCCGAAGCCGCCGACTGGCACTGGCGCTCGCAAGCCTGCAGCAAAGAAGCCTGGCGCTTCGTCTGCTAAGGCTTCTTCTATGCCTAAGCCGCCAAAGGGCGGCAAGATGACTCCTTACGGCAAGTAACGATTCGGCCATCTAGTGATGGCTGGAACACCCCTACATTCCTATTACGGCGTACCCGCAAACCGCGACTCACGCCCCTACGCTACGGCTGACGCACGGCCCGCCCCCGCTGGGGGTATGCCGTACGTCGGCCATACGCGCTGTAAGGCTAACGACGAAACCTGCGAGGCGGCACGCGCTAAAGGCACCGACTATTGCATCGGCCATTTGCGCCAGATGGCGAAAGAGAGCCTAGATGAATCTGAGTGACATTCGCTCCAAGGTGCGATCCATTACGGACATGGACACCACAGACCTGCCGAACGATGTGCTGGACATGTACATCAAGGACGGCTATCAGCGCATGATCGCGCTGGAACGCCGTTGGCCTTTCTTCCAGAAGTCGTACACGCTGACTACCGTGGCCGAGCAAGGGTCGTATGACATTAGTGCTATCGGTAGCGGCGACATCCGAGAAATCATTTCTGTTGTTGACCGTACCGCTGGTGGGTTGCGTTTGACTTTGGTGTCGCATGATGATGCCGAGGCTTTGTGGAATAACACTACAGACACGAATGGCCGTCCTCTGCATTTCTCTTTGTGGGAAGGCAAGGTGTTTATTTGGCCTCGTCCGAACGCTGCGTACACGTTGGCGTTGCGCGGCTACAGGAAGCCTGTTGATTGGACGGCGAACACTTCGACTGAGGTGGATGCTGATGAGCGTCTGCATCAGGCGCTCGTGTATTACGCGGTGGCTCAGGTGTATCAGTTGCAGGAGGACATGGAGTTGGCCACGTTTTATCGTGGTTCGTTTGATGAGAATGTTCGGTTGGTGACGAATGACATTATGCGTCCTTCGTCGCACCGTCCGATGGTGTTGAGTGGCGGAAGATTCCATGAGACGTCGGATGGTTGGCAGACACCTATTTACTACTGATGATTAACGCGATTGTCGTCAACGATTTCACGGGTGGCTTGAACCTGCGGGCTGATGCTTTTCAGTTGGCCAATAACGAGTCTCCTGACATGCAGAATGTTGATGTCGATCCGCGCGGTGGGTTTTCCTCGCGAGGCGGGATTGTTGAGTACAGCACTTCCGCTGTCGACGCTGCTCCTGCTGGTTCTTTTACTCCGAACCGTTTGTTTGCTTGGGATGGCGCGTACAAGCATTTGATGCTTGCCGCGAACAACAAGGTTTTCTGGACTGCTGACGGAACTGTTTCTGCTTCGATTGCGACGACAAACAATCCGTTTGGCGCATCGTTTGCCGCCTGGTCTGTTGGTACTTCGTCGTTTGTTTATATTGCGTGTGGCCATGGCAACCAGGGCTATAAGTGGAGTGGCACTGTTGCTACGGCGTTGACTGCTAGTGGTGCTGGTGCTTGGCAGGATTCGTATGCTTCGCCTACTGGCACGCACATGCCGAAGGCTAATTTGGCTGCGTCTCACATCGACCGCCTGTGGGTGGCCGATGTGAAAGAAGGCAACAATGTGTATCCGAATCGTGTGCGGTGGTCGCATCCTGCTATCGCGGAGTCTTGGCGCGAGTCCGACTACATTGACATTGTTGAGGGCGGCTCTGGCATCACTGCGCTTGTGCCGTTTGGCGATCAGTTGCTTGTGTTCAAGAAGCGTGCCGTGTTTGCAATCCTCGGTTATGACGAGGAGACGTTTCAGGTTGTGCCGTTGAGCCGCGAGATTGGCGCGGTCAACGCACAGTGTGTTGCTGCGACAGAGCAGGGCGTGTTTTTCTTTTCGTGGCCTGACGGGCTGTTTGTTTTTAACGGTACTGGGTTCACGGATTTGTTTGTGCCGTTGCGTCCGTTGTTGCAGACTGGCGAGATTACAGAAACGTCGATGGCTGGCGTGTATGTTTCGTGGTGCGATCGTCGCGTGTTTGTGTCGATGCCGATTGGTGTTGATCCGCAGGACATTGAGCAGTACGAGCAGACGGGGCTTATTTACGATAGTGATGTGACGCGGTATGGCGGGTCGACTCGGGCGACCACGCCGACCGCTACGTTCGTGTGGGACCAAACGATTCGTGAGGGTGGTTCCTGGACAAAGTATGTGACGGGTGACGGCTACGGTTTTGGTCCTGCTACTGATTTTGTTGAGTCAAATGGTTCGCGTGTCCCTGTCGCTGCACATGTTTATCAGCCAGCGTTGTTGAAGGTTGACCAGGAAGGTGTCCATACTGACACCTTCCGTGGTGTGACGCACACGTTTGATGCGTACTACTACACGAAGTGGCAAGATGCCGAGAACACTTCGGCCAAGAAGTTTTGGCGGCGACCCGAAATGGTCGTCCGCCAGTTGGGCCACACTACGACACTGAACGTAGATGTGTATCACGACTGGAACCGTTCGACTGCCGATCGTTCTTTCAGCATCCAGTTGGATGCACGCGATATTGGTGGCGGCTACAACTCTTGGGTGTCACCCGACTTGGGTTCTGATTTGGCTAAGGGCAACAACCTCGGGTTGGCTAATAGTGTGCAGTTGAAGATTTCGAGTGACGGTTCCAACCCTTGGGGTGTGAACGCGATCACTTACAAGTTTAACCCTCGGCGGGTGCGTGTCTGATGCCTCGCAAGTTGTTCACTGCGCCGACAGCCACCTTCCTAAAGGGCGAGGACTCTCGTGCTTTGGGTTGGATCTTTAGGGCTTTAAACGAATATTTTCGTACACATATTGGTTTTTGGGGAGATGCGACGGGGACAACTGATGGTACAGGTCATTGTGTGTTCACTCATAATTGTGGCTTTGAGCCTGCCGCTGTACTGGTGACCGAGTTCTATGTGGACAGTTCGCCCCATGATATGGGGCCGTTTCATCTCCACGCCTACGATTCGGAGACAATTGACGTGCATTTTTTGACGAAGTCTGGGCAGGACCGCGGGACACATAATGTCCATATTTGCTACCAGTTGCTGCCCAAGACAAGTTAACGCTGAAGGGTATTAGTGATGGCTTTATATACGGATCTGGGACTTTGGTACAGCAAGCAGCAGCGGCCCGCTCAGCAGAAGCGGGACGCGACTCTTGCTATGAATTCGTATGCCCGTTTTCTTTCTCAGCAGCGGGGCAATAGGCAGGCTATGGACATCGACATTGCTGGCACTAAAGGGCTGGGCAAGTTGGGTGCGTCGTTTGCTAAGCGCGGCCTGTCGTCGTCTGGTATCCGTTCTCGTGGGACTGGCGAGTATGGCGCTGATTGGCAGCGGCAGAAGCAGGACACGTTGACTGGGATGACTGAGCAGATGCGTCAGTTGGATTTGCAGGATGCTGCTGCCATTGCGGAGTATGACAGTTTGATTGCAGAGTTGAATCGTGAGAAGGAGCAGCGGATTATTGAGGCGGCTGCTGCTCTGGATAGGTTCCGCCCGTTCCTTGGGAGTTAATGATGGCTATTCGACCTACTCGGGTTAGTCCCGACACGATGGAGCAGAACGCGCGGATTGTCGCTGGCCTTACAACTATTGGCGCGCCGTCGCCTAAGCCGAAGGCGCAGCCGAAGAAAGAAAAGACTTGGGAGCAGATGAGTCCTGCGGAGCAGCAGGCTGCTCTTTCTAAGGTTGATTGGGCTGGTCTTGGCAAGTTGACTGGGACAACTCCTGCGCCGACAGAGGAAGTGCCGAAGACGACGATGCCTGTTGAGCCTGCGCCTGTGCAGAATACGCAGGCGTTGTCTGATTTGTTTGCTGATGCGGCGAATGTGTTGGCCAGTCAGTATGGCATGTCGCAGCAGAACATTGATGCGGCTATCGCACGGATGCAGGCTGATCCTGCTAATCGTGCGAATGCTTATGCTGCTATGCAGTTGGCTCCCGCTCGTGTCGCTGCGGATCCGTTGGCTCAGTACATGTTGGCTTCTGGTTTGTCTGATCAGCAGTCCGCTGCTGCTGCGCAGTTGGCGCAGGCAGAGGCGGACGCTTACGGTCAGGCGATGAAGAATGTCCAGAATGTTTTGCAGCAGTCGCAGGAGCAGGTAAATGCTTCTCGTCTTGCTGACATTGGTTTGATTCAGACTGGAGCGCAACAGGATCTTGAGCAGAACCTAAACATGTTGCGTCTCGGTTTGGAGCAGCAGCGTATTGGTGGTTTGACAAATCTGCAGCAGCAGAATTTGCAGAACCAGTTGGATATGCGCAATGCGATTGCTAGCCAGATTGCAAACATTTTCTCGGGGCAAGATGTTGCTCCTGAGTCGATTCTGAAGTTGATTGAGTCGGCTTTGTCGAAGGTGAATGTTGATCGTTGGACTGGTTTGCCGTCTTCTAATCCGATCATGGTTGGTCGACCAGTGGAGATCCCGAGCCAGGAAGACAGGATCGGAGCCTGACATGATTGACGTGAATGCTCTTCTTGAAGAGGCTGGGGTTGACACTTCGAATATGCCGCGCGGGTCGTCGGCCAGTGCGAACCTTGGCCTGTATCAGGATCTGATCAACTTTTCTGGCAACCCTGTGTTCTTGTTGCAGCAGGGCTTGGTGACTCCCGAGGAGTTCCAGCAGACGATGCGCATGTATGCATCGAAGCCTATCACACTGGAAGAGTTGGAAGACTTTGATTTCCAGCCACTCCTTGATGTCGTCGCTGGGGGCAACGACCCCGAGTTGGCTGTCGCTTACGACATGATCAGCAAGGGGTACAGCGTAGACCAGGCATTGCGCACGATGAAGGATGCCTCGGTTGAGATTCTTGGCAAGTCGTTCAATAAGAACGAGGGCTTCGACCCCGAGTTGTACCGCGCTGACCTCGAAGAGTTCAAGCGCCGTTTTGATAACGCAAGCAAACTTCAGTCTGGGTTGTTGACTGGCGAGTACTTCGAATCTGGCGGACAGTTGTTCCAGAAGATGTCGACCGAGGATGCACGCAAGGTGTATGCCTCGGTCGGTTTGCCTGACTATCTGCAGAACCCGTTGTTGTACGAGACAATGCCCGACCCCGAGATTATCGCCCGCGCTGTTGCTGGCGAAAAAGAGGCTGTCGATTTGACGAAGCGTCTTAACGCTGCGTCTCGTACTGCTGGCAAGGCTGCGACCAAGACTGCGCAGGATGTTTATCGGGACATCATGTCGCAGGCTAAGGCTGGCGAGAAGAGAGGTGTTCAGACTGTTACTGGGTTGGAGGATCGCGAGACGTATGAGCAGTCGGCTTTCCGTCCGACCGCTCAGTCGCGTGCCATGGCTTCTCCGCCAGTTGCTGGCGGGCGGCCTGCTACTGCTCCTAAGCCTGCTGCTGGGCAGGCGGCAGCCAAGCCGCTAGCCCAGTGGATTGCGAATAAGTACAGGGAGGTTCAGCAGGGAGCGAATACGAACGAGGCTATCCTCGCTCGTCTTTCTCCCGCTGCTCGGGAGCAAGTTGCAAAGGCGGCCCAGTCTTATGCGGGTCGTTCACAGATGGAGCAGGATCCTGCGTTGGTTGATCTGCGCAAGCAGTTGGAACGCAAGAACGCGATGGTTGAAAGCCTCAAGAAGGAGGCTGTTGCTAAGGGAACGATTCCTGGTGTGCAGTTGTTGCAGCAGGCGATGCCTGTGGCTGCTGCTTTGTCTACGCCGCAGCCGAAGGCTGCTGCTCGTCGTGGGCCTCGGGTGTTGAGTGATCAAGAAATTGAAACGATGGCGAACATGATCGCTGGAGGAACGCTGTAGTGGCATCTGTCGATGAGATTCTTGCTAATCTTGAACGCATTCAGAACAAGCAGAAGGTCGGTGTTAGCGCCACGTCATCTGCCCGCCCTGCGGTAGTCACTCGCCGTGACGTGTACAAGGAGGCTTTCGCCAAGGGGGCGAAGCCTCAGAAGGCTGCCGAACCTGGCGGCTGGAAGGGCTTTGTAGGCGATGTTCTGGACAGTCCGATCGGCACTGTACTTAAGGGCGCTGGTGAGGTTCTGTCTGTGCCTGGGCGTGTTGCCACGTCGGCACTGAAGGAAGGCATCGACATTGTTGATCCGAATGCTGATGCTTCGTGGGATGACTTCTTTACGCAGGTCAAGGATCCGACGTTCGGTTTCGGCAAGATTACTGGTGACCTCACTGGCAACAAGTGGATTGACCGCGCTATCGGGTTCATCGGTGACGTTGCCCTTGACCCGTTGACGTACGTGACATTGGGTACCAGCAAGTTCGCTGGCGCTGGTGGCCGTTTGTCGTTGGCGAAGTTGGCCGCCGACGCTGGTATCGACGCAGAGAAGGTTGCTCGTGTTGTTCGCTATGGCCGTTCCGCATTGGATGCGGACGACATCGCGAACCTTGGTGTGAACCGTGCTGGCTTGTACATGTTCGGCAAGCGCATTAAGGGAACTGGCAAGGTTGGTGAGATCACCGAGGATGCCATGTCAAATATGCGCGTGTTCCTTTCTGACTCGCGCATGGGTCGTGCTTTGCAGAAGGGTTTCACGCCACGTGACTTTAAGGAGTTGCGTCTTGCCGCTATGCGTGGCGATGTTCCGCCCGAGAAGATTCGTGACACGCTTGTCGTGTTGACTTCGCGTGATACGCAGCGACAGGCGGGGGCGCGTGCTTCGATTGAGGGGCAGCGTCGTGTGACTAACGCTATTGCTGAGGCGAAGTCGACTGGCGAGTTGGAAACTGTTCGTAAGAGTTTGTACAAGTTGTTGGATAACGATGACCTTGCTGCTTCTGCTTCTCCTGTTTTGCAGAGGGCGCATGCTCGTTGGCGTGGGATTCTGGACAGCATGCATGACGATGTCATGAATGTGATGAAGAGCATTGATGGTGTTGGCGATAACCCGTTCGGTTATCGTGAGAGTTACTTCCCGCGGTTCCGTACTGATGCTGCTATGAAGTGGATGCAGAACACTAAGAACAAGTACGCGAATCAGATCTTGACTTACATTGATGATCCGCTGTCTCCGACTGGTGTGTTTAACCATCGCAAGTTGAAGGAAGGCAGCGAGTGGTTCGGCACTATTTTGAAGAAAGAGGATTTGAACACTGACCGCCTGAACGAGTTGGCTCGTGCTGGCGGTTTCGTGGGTGACTTCTTTGAGACTGATCTGCTTGTCGTGATGGAGAAGTACATTAAGGAGTGGGCCGACCAGATGGGTTTGGCTGCTCGTTTCAAGGAGATCGCTGACGCTGGGGTGATGAAGAACTTCACGCAGAAG